CCACAATCTTTTTCTACAAGAAGTGGAGGAAGAACAGGTTTTGTAAACTTGTCCATAAAAACAAACATACTATAATGCATTTTATTCTCGTTTCAGAAACAGGTATCTAAAAGAAGTTTTAACATTTTTTTTGAAGGCTTTAAAGACTTTGTAAATGTTTTTGGCATATTATTAAAAACTACACTCGTTCTAGAAGGCGGCATTTTAAACCACTTTCTTTTTAATTTTGCCGCCTGATATCCTAGAACATAACTATTTGCTTTTTGAATATAAAGTTTATCGTCTTTATAAAGTTTATATTCTTTAATTAATTTTAAAGCTCTTTTTTCACAATCTAGTTCACATTTTTGAATTAATTCACAAGTCTTTTCAAGTTTTGTTTTAGATAACTCAACTCTTCCTTCAATCCATTCATCAAAATCAACATAAGCATTTGAAGTAACTTTATCAATAAATTTATTTTCTTTCCATTGACAAAAATGACCATATTCATGAGCAAGAACAGTAAGCCATTCATCGCAATATATGGCTACATTCAATTTTCTGTCATCATCACTCCAATAACCAGAAACAGAAATTTTTTTTGAAAGCTTTATTTCATGTTTTGGATGAAAAATTATTTCAACCCCGTGTCTTAGACAGTCTTCTTGAACCAGCTCTAAGAACTTTAGGATTGAGTTTTTCATATAACTAACTAGTCATAACAAAAAATTTGGTGGACCGGGAGAGAATCGAACTCTCAATTGAAGCTTGCAAAGCTACCGTTATCCCATTTAACTACCAGCCCAAATTGGCGGACAGGGTGAGATTCGAACTCACGATACCTTTCGGTATGCCGGGTTAGTAATCCGGTGCCTTCGGCCACTCGGCCACCTGTCCTCATATAACTACTTAGAAGGAAAAACAACTTTTACCATAACTAACTTAAATTCATCTTTACTATCCTTATTCCACAAAAGACTATCAACCATCCTACCAAGCCAATTTCTTCTAACAAGAGTTACAGAATAATTTTTCTTAATCATATCGCCTTGTTCTGGCGTTAAGAACTTTTCTGAAACAAGAGCATCAACAAAACCTTCTTTTACAAGATTAAAATTAATTGGCAAGCTTTCATCATATTGAACAATTTGTGACATATTATTTCTCTCTAAATTAAGTCCGGTGTTTAACCCGGATTCGAACCGGGATGCCGCAACGACGCTATAAACTACTTTATAGTGAGTCTACCAATTCCTCCAGTAAACACAAGACAGTGGTGACGGGTGCGGGAATCGAACCCGCGATGCCTGGGTGAAAGCCAAGTGTTATAACCGTTTAACTAACCCGCCTTTTCTTTTTTATAAAACCTACAGCACTTTTATGAATATTAAATTTTTTAGCTATCATACTATAACTATCTTGATCGTTTAAGATTGATAATATTTGTTCTTCCGAAAGTTTCGGTTTAAATCTCGTTTTTTTTCCGGATTCAATAAAATTAGAATACTCCTAGCCATTAGACAATAAAAAATTAAAAAAAGCCGATACTCAGACTTGAACTGAGAACCTTCGCGTTACAAGGGCGATGCTCTACCAATTGAGCTATGTCGGCAAATTGGCACATTTTCATGTGCCGATCATATCACTTACGTAATACTTTTTTAAGAGCTACAACTAAAGCAACCAAAGCAACCACTACTGCTCCAACAGCAGGAACAAGACTTTGTGCTTCTTCTCCTGGTTTTTCTTCAGCAGTTTCAGCTTGAACTGTTTCCGCTGATTGAGTCTGTGTCTGTTGAGTTTCCATTTCTTTCTCCTTCAAAATAATTAATAATATTATATTCTCTAACTAAATTTTTATAATCCATTCTAGTGATCCCCAACAGAGCAGCGGCTTCCCGATCTGATCTGGTGGCTGACGCAGCATACATGAGCACTGCTACTTTTGCAACGTCCTTCATGCTGCGAAACAAAGGTAATCCAAAGAGAGGACTTCCAGCAGCTTTATTTGCTAATTCTAATTTTAAACCCAGTATTTCTTCCATAGTTAATGAGTTTAACATTATTTCAAATTGTTCAGAGATTTTTCCATCTCTTTTTAATTTTTTTGAAAGGGAATAATTTTCATATTTCCCTTGAATTCTTCTCTTCTTCTTCCATGTCACTTGCTAGTCCTAATAATGCATATCCTGCTATATCACGATATGGGCTTTCACCAAATGCATTTTTTCTTGTCGCTATGCGAAATAATTTATCAATTATACGTGTTATTGTTAATAAGTCGCGATAATTTTCTGGTTTTACACCATTTGGATATAAAATTTTTATTATCTCTTCGCTCTTTGAGAAACTATCTCCATAAGCTTGTTGTTTGTCTTTTACAAGACAGCCTATCTCTGTACCAATTTGTCTGTAATCTTTCATGCAGACAAACTAGCATATGTGAGTAGTTGTGTAAAGACTATCTCGCTTTTCTTCTTTCCATTACTGGATTTGGAGAAACCGGAGGTGTTTGTTCTGGATTTGAAGATGGCAATTGTGAAGTTCCAACTCCTTGTTCTGCTGCTTTATCTGCAGACATTTTTTCTTTTTCTTGTTCGTACTCTGGTGTTGTTGGCTCTTCAACATCTACATTTAATTCGTTTTCAAAAACATCCATATGAAGTTTTAAGTTGGTTAAAAGATAATCTCTAAATGCTTCTTTATCCTTTTCATCAGATAAGCCATCATAAGCATCTTCTATTTGTTTTCCAATTTTTTTAAAATCTTTTTTAGCCATATCACGACCGGTAGTATCCATTCCATTAATACTAAATGTATCAATTTCTTTTGGCTCGTCAGTTATTGATTTAGTTCTTGGTCTAACTGGAATAAATTTTGGATCATCCGGCATATTTGGATCTGCTTCTTCTTCAAGTTCTTTTTGTTTTAAATCTACACTAACATGTTCTTCTGGGGTATCCGCGATAACAAATATATTTTTTGTAGCATTTAATAAATGTGCTCTAAAAGAATCGCGCTGTTGTTTATTTGTTGTTAAATTTTTATAATCTTTTTCAACTGTAGGGACGACCTTCTTTAAAAGATCTTTTAATATATTAATACCGGTAATGTTGTGGGGAACTTCTTCTTCTTTTTCTTGTAAGAGTTTACGAATAACTAAACGTAATTGTTTCTCTTCTTGAAGAACTTTTTCTTCACGCTCTTTCATTTTACGTTTTAATGCTTCACGTACTATTTTGCGTAATTTAATTTCTTCAATAAATTCTTTTCTATTAATCATGAATTGTTCCTCTTGCATAATTAGTATTTTAATAAAATCTTTTTTGGCTGGTTCATCATCTCTTTTAGAAGAAACGCCAAATCTATCTTCCAGATTTCTTGCATAATATACATTATTAGCTGTTTCTTTAACATCTTCTATTTCTTCTAATTCTTCTAATTCAGAATTTCTATTTTTTATCATTATATTTCCAGGAGCACCAACAACCGCTCCTGCGCCTGACATTTCTTCTATTTCTTTTTCTTCTTTAATAGATTTAAAATATTCAACTTGACGTAAACGCTTCTTTGCACCAGCACGACTATTATAACAACCTAATTTTTTCTTTTTTCCAGACTTTGCTTTGTGCTTAGAGAAAACACACCATTTGTTTCCGGATTTTCTTATAACTTCACTTAACAAAGAAGGGGGTAAAGGTTCCAAAACTTTTTTTTTGTTATCTTCTATTATTTCAATTCTGGAACGGATTAAATTCATCAAACGAACGCCTTCTTCTAGTTCAAGACGACCAGCAAAGTTCTTCATAAACGATTCTACATCGCCGTCAACTGCTGATTGACGCGCTTTACTTGCTGAAACAGATTCAATTCCTTCACCTTCATCAAGGCGTTCACCTGCTGAAACTATTTCAATTGAATTGAAAGAATAATCTTTATTATTATATTTATTTAATATTTCAAATTGATCTTTTCTATCAGAACCAACAATTACTTTTAAATTCTTATAACCTTGTTCTGATAGATATTTGGCAGTATCAAATATAGTATTTATATTAATATTGTTTAATATATTACTGTTATATTCAGGAAAGATTTTACTAATATAGGAGATCTTTTCTTGAAGTGTTAAGGGATTTTTTTGTTTGTCTGTTGTTTTGGTTGGAACAATAAAAAAATCTGCTTTATTTTGCTTTGCTAGATCTGAACCCATTTTGAATACAAGTTCATGACCAATTGTTGGTGGATTAAATCTACCAAATGAAATAATAGCTGTTTTATTTTCATTCATTGTAATTATTGTTTTCAATGGTGGAGCATTGCCACGAGAATATTTCATCATTCCTAAAATTTGATTAAGAGCTGAAAATAATCCAGTCATCTTATAAACATCATCATTGTATTTAAAAACAATACCTTCACAGGAAGAATTAATATTATTAACATCTTTTATTTTTTTGAATTGATTATTTAAAAAGTTTTGTGCTTCTGGATTACCAGAATTTCCAACAATATCAAAAATTTCAGTTAATTTATTTCTTAATCGTTTAACTTCGCTATCTGAATCACTAATATAAGAACTCTTAAATTCATTTAATACACCAGTACTAAATTCAGTTATTATTTGTTCAATTGGATCGATCGCCTCTTTGAGCATCTTTTTATCTGAATCAATTATTGCTTTAACCTGTTCTGTCAAGTCGGGTCTTCCAATTTCATTTAATGTTTTGTAAACATCTTTTGATGTTACGCCTTCTATTTTCATTAATCTTTCTAAGAGTTTTATTTTTACTTTATTTGGAAGTTCTAATTTTTGTTCAATTGCTTCTCCTAATCTGTTTAGAATATATTCAGCAATTGATGCCTTGTCAGACAAGCCAGACGCTTTCATCTCATTTTGTAAGCTTTTTAATGCATTCTCATAACATGTTTTATTGTTAAGTGGTCCAACGTTTCTCAGTTCATTTGAACGAACAATAAAACCATCACTGGATTGTTCATTTAATAGAGAATTTTCTTTTAAAAGTTTTTCTAATTTCAAAAATTGCTGACCCAAGGTTTCATTGAAAACTTGTTTATTAAATTTATTAAATTTTAAATGGCCAGATCTATGAAAATTAATTAATGGTTTTTCATATAGCAAGACATTTGGATTTCTTGGATCTTGAATTTCGCAATTATAATAATAATTTGTATTCGGTCCAAAAATTTCCATTTGTTCTTCAATAGAGAATTTTTTAACAGTGTTTTCAAAAGCTTGCATAGCTTCCAAAAAAGAAGTTTGAACTTCTTTTACTTCTGTTAATTTGTTAAAATTATCTGTTGAAATACCACCATCAATTATATGGTGATTGTTTCTTGCTGCTTTTGCCTTGCCTTGCGTAACTGAAAATGAAAGAAACAGATTTTGTCCATCTAACTTTTCTGTTACTAATAATTTACCATCATTTATTTTTTTAAAAATATCTTTAATTTCTCTAAAAGTTAGAGAAGGATTTTCATATAAATGCTTCGTATGTCTGGCAAGACCGCCCATTTATCATTCTCCTGTTGAAGTCTTGACTTCTTCTTTTGGTTGTTCTACAACTTGATCTTGTGATTTCAATTCAGCAAAACCTAATTTTATTTTTTTTGGCTTTGCAAGCGAAGCCGATTCTACCACAGATGGTGGCGGTGCTTCAACTTTTGGTTCCATTTTTTGTACAACTGGTGCTTGTTGTGATTGTTGCACTTTTTCTTCTTCAAGCTTTTTCTTCCTTGCTAACAAGGCAGCTCTTTTTTTTCTTTGTCTAGGTGAGGTCATTCCGTGTTTCCTTCTTTCTTTTTTGGTTTAATAAATTTATCTATTAACTTTTTGTTAAGTTTATTTCTTCTTTCTTCAAACATATCTGTAACAGATTGTTCATCTTCTAATCTTTTACGAACTTGTTTTACTTCTTTATGTTCTTCTTTATCTTTGTTTTCCATAATTGTAATTAAAATCCTTTCTTTTTTACCATCACTACTTTTTAAAGTATCAGTCCAATCACGTACAAGCATTCCACCTTGCATATATGCTTCTTCTTCTGCTTTTCTTAACAATGGATTTTTTTGTGCGTATCCTTGTTCAGTTGATACTTCCTGACCATCAAAATCACCGCGACAATGCTGTGCATGATGTGTTAATTCGTGAGCAAAAGATCTTAATATATCTTTTGGATGCCTGTTAAGAGTAAATAATGTTACAGAATGTTTTTCCGGATTATAATATGCAGTTTTTCCAAATGGATCTTCTGAATTAGTTTCAGCCTTTGTTATATAAATTATTTTAACCGGTCTTTCAAAGCCAAGTTGCTGTTTCGCATATGGATAAAATGCTCTTATGAGATTTCTAATTCTTTCTATGTTCATAAACTATAATAAATAGCTGTTTAATCACCATTTTCTGCAAGACCAATAACGAGCCTTTGTTCTTGGACCAGGATTCTCACAATGATGACGAGCACGGAAAGATTTACGTCGTTTTGGATTGCTCTTTTTAATTCTCATCTTCTTGTCACCAAAATTAACTTTTTTTACATTACCTGTTTTTGGATCTCTAACAAATACTTTAAATTTCTTTACATCACCACGCATTGGTTTGCCTAATGGAACACTTCTACCTTTATATTTTGCTTCAGTGATCAATCTATCTGTTTTGCAATATCTGCATTCATTACAAGTTTTTTCTTCTTCCATTTCATCGTATGATACTTCTACCATACAAGAATTACCGCCTTCTTCCATACCTTCATGTTCACCACAAGCTTCTTCTAATTCTTCTTCAGTTAATTGTTCATCTTCTGGAACAGAAACCGGCTGCTTTCCAACAGCTCCATCTTGTCGTCCACCGAAACTCATAACGTTTTCTTCTTTTACTGTGGGAGTAGTACCAATTGTACTGGTTGTTCCAGTTTTTGGAACACTATTGGCTTGTCCTTCTTCTGCTTTAGCTATTTTTAATTCTTCTTCAGCAGCTTGTAAGGCAGCAGCTGCCATTTCTTTTTGCATATTAGCATTTTGATTTACAATATTAATATTTTTTTTAGCTTGATTAAGTTTTTGAGTAGCAGTTTCTACGTTTTCTGATAGAATTTTATTTTTAAATTTTTTCCATTCAGTTAGATAGTTTTTCATTTTATTCTTCCTTTTTAGATTTCCAAGAAACTTGTTTAGAACTCTTTTTACGCTTCATTCCGGAGCGGGTACATTGTGACGGTGTTGGGCGACACGCCGGATATTTACTGCGTTTTTCACCTTCTCCACGACCGCAAGTTTTACAGGTTTTCTTTCCTGTTTTCTTATCTTTACGGCAGGTATTACAGTCTACCCATCCCTTACTTTTTCCTTTTGCACCATGGCGAGAAAACCATCCATGAAGACCCTTTGATTTTTCTTTTGAAAAATCTGATTTTTCATCTAATTCACTTAGTTCTTCAATTAAGTCTTCATCAAGTTCTAAATCTTCTTCCAATTCCTCTTCTTTTATATTACCTTTTTTTTTACGGCACCTCACCAAGTAGCCGGAAGCATATGCAGAAGGCCATACTTTATATTTTGCTTTTGCTCTATAATAACAAGCATCTTTTTTTGCTTCTTCAATAACATTTTGAAGTTGTAATATCTCTTCTTCAATACTCATATCACTATCATATGCTTGAAATTTTAGATTTGATAAAGTTTCTAGATATCCACCATTACGTAGCATTTTAAATACAAGATTTTCGGTGGAATATTCTCCACCTGTTTCTAATCCGGCTTGACGATATCGTTTTATCTTTTTCTTTAGATTATCAATACCAGTTTTTGCTTTTTGGAAGTCTTTTTTGAATATTAATTCAGAAAGTTTGTTTATTTGTTCTATAAAATTTTCAGTTTTGCGAGCAACATCTTCATAATCAACATCTTGTCTTTTAAATGTTGGTTGGGAAACCCATTTATCATTTAATATTGAATAAACACCGGTAGAATAATGAGGTTCATTTGTATCTTGTATATAAACTTCAACTTCGTGACCAAGTATTGTAATATTGTGATTTTTATTCCACATTTCTTTTTTAGCATTGAAATAATCTTCAAATGCTTTACGATACTCTTCTGGTATTTCATTAAAATCTAATAAAACATGTAAATCTACGTCAGAAAACTGATTCCAATTAAAATTGGCTATTGAGCCAGTTAAAATTATATCTTTTATGTTTAAAGGGTGTTCAAAGCCATGAATAAAATCTTCTGCTATCTTTTTTAATTTTAAACTTATATTATGATTAAGTTTTTTTGTACTTGGAACCCACAATTTAGGATAAAGATCACTCTTCGGTGCTAAAACCGAAGGATCAACGTTAGATTTTATATGATTTTTTTCGTTTTCCATCATTTTTCTATCTTTTTTAGTTTTTTATAGTAATTAGGATCTTCGGTTAAATGATCTTTAGCTATTTCTTTAGCCACTTCACGATCTTTTGTGTGTTCTGTTTCGTGTTTGATACCAATTTCTAATTGTTGAGGATCAAAATCACTATCCGGACGATTATCACCGGCCCCACCGATCAATTTTTCAGCATTTTTTATAATAATTTTAATTTTTTCCATAAATTTTCACTTTTTTGGTGGCAAAACTCTTGAAATTTTTCCAAGCACCGGTGTATCATCTTCTAAAATGCTAAAAACTTCCCAAGTTGCTCCGCAAACTGCTTCACAGCCATATCTTTCTGCAGACTTTACTTGAAAATCTTCAACATTCTGAATTAAATTTGGTTTTCCATAATCACACCAGAATAATTTTCCTTCAAAATCTTGATAAACACACACAGCATGAGAAGAATATGTATCATCAGGCCATTTTCCTTTCATTGTGAAAAAAGAAAACCACACTTTTTTTGCTAATTTTGATTTTTTAATTGCCGTACACCAATAAATTGCATGATCGTCACAATCTCCAAAGAAAACTTTATTTTCTAATCGGCATTGTATTGTTCTTGGATGTATCATATAGTCATTGAACACGTTGGCTATGTTGTCATGCTTATAAAACTTTCCGTAGTTCAACGCTTTCATTATATTTTCAAAATTATAATAAATTGAAACTTTGCATTTTGGAAGGTTTTGTGAAATTTTCATAGTTAAAATATAATAAATTTTATTAAACCAAGTAAAATTGTAAATAAATTTTATAAATCTATCTTTAAACTTCACATCAAGTCCTCCAAAGCAGCTGCTATTATATGTGGTAAATCTGGAACCACTTTATATTTAGATAATTCTTTTGGATTAATCCATTTAAAATCACTATGTTCAAAATCTAACTTTGGCTCTCCTTTAAATTTTGTAGTGTAATAAAAAGCATGATGTTTTTCTTTGCTAACTTTTGGAAGAAAAACTAAATCTTTTGGAGAAACTATTAAATTTGCTTCTTCTTTGCATTCTCTACATGCTGCTTCAAGGGGATCTTCTTCTACTTCTAGTTTACCACCAGGCAATCCATAATGATCTGGCATCCATTTGTCTGTAGAAGAGCGTTTCAATATTAAAACGTTACCATCTTTTAGTATGACAACGTGGGCACTTTGAAAATTTTTATTTGTATCTTGAACTTTTACAATAATTTTAGACATAAAAATACCCCGGTAGACTAAATAAATAGTTTACCGGGGCTGATTATGATAGTTTTTGTAGACAGTCTATTGGAACATCTTTAATATATATGTTTTCTGTTTGTACTAAAATGTCATATAATTTTAATAGATTTTTTGCCTTAACTATTATTGCTAATTGAATTTTTATTGCTGATAGTGGTTTATAAATTACTAAATCACCGACATTATAAGATTCAGTCTGAGTCTTTTTTATCATCATCAGATGTATCATAATAGTAATAATAATCTACATCTGTAGAGTTGTTATAATCAAATTTTACATTGTAGTCATCATAATAAGAATCATATTTTTCATCGTAATTAATATTATCTTTTGGTGGCGACTTTGCATCCCACTGATTTGGATCGTCAATTTTTTGAGGCTTTTCTTTTTGCCCAAAGACTTTTTTCAACATCTCGTGTGTTGATTTCTTTTTAAAGGCTTCCCATTCTTGTAATTCTTTTCCGGCTTGTGCCATGTTAAAACGAAGATTTGCAGCAGATTGAGAAGAGCGAATTAAGTGATCTGATTTAAACCATTGATAATATTCTCCAGCAGAAAGATGTCCTAAACCATCAGGGAATTTTACTTTTACTGCATATAAAAATTCTCCTGGTCTATCTTCGTCATCAGAAATAAAATTAATAACACCAATCTTATCAAGATATTCTTGATATATATCTCTTGAATTGCTCCATTGATTCCATCTTAAATCTGGTGTTGGAGTAATTTGAACCCAATCTCCTACTTTGAACATTTACTTTCTCCCTTTGATAATGAAAAATAAAAATAATAAATGCGGCATCAACATTATACCAACAAAGATTCCAAAATATAAGCTAAAGAGATCCACATATTAAATATACACTTTATATGTGTGACGGCACTTTGGACATTTTGAATGTACTTTGCTTTCACCTTCTGTGATTAAACTATAAGTTTCTACATTACAATCTTTGCAAAATGGATTAGCAAATGCTTGTTGCTTTTCCATTAACTCTTCTGGTGTATCAACAAAAAAATCCTCTGGGGAATATTCTTTTGCTAAATATTCATTCCAGTATTTTTGCAGTTCTTCTTCTTGATCTTTGTCCATTTTAAATACCGTAAAATCCTTTGGTGAAAGCGATAGCTTGTATGAAGCTATAATTGAAGCAAGTAGGTCAGTAAACATTTTTATCACCAATATTAATTAATAATTCCAAAATCATTTCGCATTTTTAAAACGGCTAAATTTTTTCCTTTTGCTTCTACGTCAACATCAACTTTATTTTCAAGAATCAATTCTTTTTGAATATCTGGAATATAACTGATATAATAACTGTGCTTGCGTCGTTCAGTAAATGAACCGTTTTCCATACCGATTTCGGTATTGCTAAGATGCTGAAGAGGCTTAATGTTTCCCCATGTTTTGATTGCCTCGCCACACGCAGTAGAAACGTCCATGTTGCCCGTATTGAACGTATGGTGGTGTGAGTCCCACACGATTGGTGTACCGGTTTTATCGTGGATTTTAAGAAGCTCTAAAACATTGTAAGAACTTTCATCATTCTCAAGCGTTAAACGTTTACGCGTCTGTTCGGGCAAAGAATTAATTGTTGCAATTGCTCGTTCAACGTTGCCACGTTTACCGCCATGTATATTGATGGCGTAATAAGGTGAATGTTCAAATCCCATTTGATCAAACATCCAAGCGTGGTAATTTAATTCTTTAATTGTATTTGCAATTACATTATCACTGTCGCTGCTGATAACAGCAAATTGACCGGGATGACAGGTTACACGAATATCATTCTTCTTGAACATATCGCCAAGAAGTTTAAACTTACTTAGAAGTTCAGAATTATTTTTAGCAAGTTCTTCGTTGAATTCAAATAGGGGAAGAACATTACTTGACATACGAAATGATTTGATATTGGCAGCATTAAGCTTTGGAACCAACTTCAATAATTCATTTACATTATGTAAATAAGTTTGTTTGATTTGTTCTTGTGAATATTTGCCTTTATTAAAGGCACCAAGCTGCAATAGATTTTCATCAACGGAGTTTTCATAAACAATTGAACCATCGCGTTTTGTCCGTGGTTCAAGCCATTGGCAACATACAGTAAGTGACATGCGACCTCCAAAGTCGGAGGTTAGCACGTTGGTTTCAGAGATGCAACCGCATCACTTTTGAATTGGATAGTGTTGAATATATCCGTCAAGAATCATTTTTCTTAACGAAGAGTTTAATATTGATGTGCTTCTCATTTCACTAGAAATTGATTCTCCATCAAGTGCCCATTCAATAGTAGAAATATTATTTTGAATATTGGTTATAATTCCTCTTCTGCGAAGAAATTCATCAATTTTTAAAGGATTAGGAATTTGTTGAATCAACAAATCGCCAATACTGATAATTTTAAATTCATATGTATTTGGCATTAAACTTCATCCGTGTAAAGAATTATTTCAGAAAGTATTTTAATCTTTTCAAGAGCTAATTTTAATACTTCATCAGCATCTTCTACGGTGCCTTTATTTTTGTATTTTTTTGAAGCAGCATCCCATTTTTCTTCAAACTCTTCCAATTCTTGAAGTTTTAATTGTAATTCTAATTGTTTGAATATAGGAGGTTTAAGTTTTTTCATTTTATTTCACCACTGGATGATGACCAAATATTTCGTTTTCAATACGCCATTTAATAATAGATTCAAAAATTTCTGTTTCAAGAGCCATATCATTCCATAGCACAGAATAAACAAATTCTTTATCCAGAGGATCAAAATATATACCAGTTATTAAGCCAGAAGATAAATTTAATCCATCAATATATTCTGTTAATAAATCTCCTATGGAATATAGTGCTTTTTCATTCATTTTGTTTTATAATCTTCATAACATTTTTATGGTTAAAAGTTTCTTTAAGGCGCCTTAGAAGAGTTGTTGCGGAAAACCAATCATTCATTTCTGTCTTTGCCCAATATACATGATAAATATTTTTATTGTGGTCTATCTCGTATATTATTCCAATATCGTGTCTTGATTTATCTAAATCGGCAGGACAATAATGTAATAAATCTCCAATTGAAATATTGTTTAATATATTTTTAGTGCTCTTCATTGATTCCTCTTGGAGCACACTACCAAGACAATAGCTCAGGTGTCAAATGATTCTTCGCTTTCTTGTGCTTCTTCGTCATCAAAATCTTGAGGTTCTTCAATCTGATCGCTGTTGTTCTGTTCAACCATATATTCCATTACAGAATGCATATAATCGCTTGCAAGAGTTATATAAGCAGAAATCCATCCAGGTAATTCATCGTTCTTATCAAATGATTTATAAATGATTAAACCATTTTTTATCATATCACGAAGTTCGCCTTTTGCCATTTGACCTTCATGATCTGGTTTTTTCATATCTTCACTTTTTAAACTTTGAGCATTTTCAATCTCTTGTTCAATCATTTCCAATAAAATTTTATTATCTATTTTCATAATGATCCCTTATTTAATATCATTTAGTGAAGAGAGTTGATTTTGCGTGGTCTAGCACATTCAACATTTCATTAAATATTTGTATCATCATCTTTACATCCACTAGAGCATCATGTGCGTTTTCTGGATTTATTTTTATAGTTTTTGCTAAATCACCGAGTTTAGCAGAAAATTTTGTTCTATCTTCAAGATTAGTTTGAAGAGCATTTGTGGTGCCTATGCGCATTAGATGAGTTATTAGTTTTTTAAAGTCTTCTTGTGAGTAGCCTTCTTCTTTTGCAATACTTAATAATTGCTGCTTTAGACCTTTAAGATCTAATTTTTCAAAACTATTTGCAAGCTCTGGTTTTAATTGTGATAAAGCATTAAGAAGTGCCTGTTCTTCTGAAGGTTTGTTATCTTGTTTTAGTTGATCTTCATATTTTACTAATAATTGTTCTAAAGATTGCTTATATACATTTTTTGCTACCATCAAGCTGTCAAGCAGAAGAATATTATCTTCTGGATCTGGTGGCTCACCTTTTTTTCTTTTTACGTGTATTAGTGGAGATTTTAAGCCATAAACAGAACAACGTTCATTAATCATGTTCGCATCAAATGTTATGTTATGCGCGCATAAAATAATTTTTTTATCTTTACTAGATGATAATTGTTGTATATCGTTAAGAAACTTAATTAACATGTCTTTCTCAGACATTTGTGGAACTTTTTCAAGATAATGATTCATTGATAAAACTTCGCGCGGATCAACTGCTTCTATTTCATCTTGAACTCTTTTCTTCTTTGCCTCATACTCTTCTGGAGTATATTCACCCTTTTGATTTTTTAATTCTATAGTTTCCAAAGATTTGTTTTTACTAGCCATCATTTTATCTTTGGTAGCTTTAAATTCAGGAGTTTCTATTGGGTTTGTTGCGTCTTTTTCAAGTTCTGTATATTTTTTTTCTTGTGGATCGTATTTACCATAATTGAATCTGTTTAAAGATTCTGGAGTTAAAAAGGCTACGATATTTTCATCTTTTGGATTTGACCCGCCAACTATTGAATAAGCTAGTTGTACAATTTGATCAACCTTTGCACTGGTACCTGTTGTTTCAGTATCAAAATAAACAATAGAACCTTTTTGTATATCCTCTTTTAATTTTTTAATTTCTTCAATTTGTTGCTCAATGCTATCGCTTTCAAAAGCAAATTTTTCTGCTTCATCAATATAATGTCGCCAATTTTCAAATAATTTTTTAAAACTCATATAGCATTAAATCTCATTTAAATGGCCAAATACCATCAACACCTAGCATGCGATCAAGTTTCTTAGCTTCACTATCTATTATAGCTTTATTTTTTTGAAGAGCAGGAGTATCTGCTGATTGACCACCCATTAAAGCTTCAAGATAAGCAGTTTCATATTTTAATAATTTTGTAATTTGGGAAATAAGAGGTTCTTTGCCGGACATTTTAATATCGATCTTTTTTCCACTTAATTTTGCAGAAACAATTTTTCTTATATTGTCTGTGAATTCTTGCATTGCTATTTCACGAACTTGTTCGTCGTTTAGATCTTCAACACTACCTGCATCTTCGCCTTCTTCCATTCTTTCTGGTCTATCTAAAGTTCCTGCACGATATCCGTTTCTATGATCGCTAACATTAGTGCGGTGAAAGTGAGGAAATTTTAATATTTCGCCATCATAGTTTGGATCGGCAATAACTTTCCCCATTTCATATGCTTGATTTTGTTTTCTCATTTATTTTCTCCAACAAGTTCTTTAATAAATATGCTCATTCTAATTATATTATCAAAGAATGAAAAAGCTTATATCACATCAAAACAGTAAAAGCATTAAAAGAATATATTTGATAATCTACGATCAGCAAGAATTTTTTGGTTATGATACTAATACACCTGTAAAAGCATTTAAAACAAAAAAACTCGCAGAAACATATGCTTCAAGCAGAAACTTTGAATTTCAAACACTTTGTATGCTTGACGAAGAAGACTTTGAAAATTATGTGTTAAGCAATAATCATTCAGATTATATAATTTCAGTAAGCGATTTTCGGGATGCTTACAGTTTTATAAAAGAAGAAATGTTAAGATTACAAAAAAGTAAAATCTCAACAACGGTATGGGAATTGCTAGAAAACATCAGACCATTTAAAGTTATACCAATTGAATATATTCCAGACTTAAAATAAGTCAAACATCAATTTGGTCAATTATATGTGTGCTATTGAAGGATAATTCGCGATAGAATTTTTTCACAAATTCCTTGGTTATTTTCGCAATATCTTTTTTAGTTTCTGTTTTTTTCAACATTTTTTCAAGTTCATCGCGAACAATTTGACGAATCTCTTCTTTTGTGAGATTTTCGGATATTAAATTTTTATCTTCTTTCAATACAACTTTAAGTTTATTCATAATAATATTTTCTTCAAAAATTCCGGATACAGAATTAAGTAGAGTTCTTAAAGCGTATCTATACAATTCACCGTTCTTATCAGCAGATTTAATATCACGCAATACTGTACTTGGTTCAGAAATATAACGATATAGTTTATAATTTTTTGCAAGTTTTTCTTCTTCAGACGTCAATTTTGAACTAGCAAATATTTTTATCATAGTTTTTACAATTGAATTTTCTAAACTTGAATTATCTGCAAGTGTTTGTTTGTTCGCATCACGAAATTGATTGTATGCAGAATGGAACTTATCAACTTCATCTTGAATATCTGTTTGCATTTCAACAGGATCAGAGAAGTGAGCCATCTTGCTTAAATCAGATTTCTTGCCTAAATGTCTTTTAATAACTTGTTGAGGTGGAAGGCCGACTTTAAAGTCTTCAACGCCAAATACTTTAGAAAATAAACTTTGATAGAAATGTTGAAGCTCATGGCGTATAGATATTGGAAGCTCACGCAATTCGTCCTCCAAATAGTCTATAATCGTTTCTGGCTTCTTTCCTGATGAAGCACTAAGTCTAGGCGATATTCTTAATCTACGGCCTTCCTGGTTCGTTATAATAACACCTGTAAAGAATGCTGCCTCAAATGATACAGAGAGAATTCCCAAACTTGCATGATATAGACCAGCACGAGCGTCACCATCGCTACTCTTTACCAATTCAATATTTATTTGTAGCGAATCAATATCTCGTTCATCAAAATATTTTTTTATTCTATTGTATGCAGTTTTTGGAGATACTTTGTCGCGTATAAATGACTTAAGTGGATTTTCGCTATCACTTTTTAAATATTGTAAAACACTATCAACTGGTATTGCAGTTATCTGCATACTACGTTCATCACTATTCCTTCTACCCATTCTAGAAGTAAGTTCATATAGATAATTTGCATCTATTGGTATACTGGATGATTGTACGTCTGGATATCTATCGTATAGCTTTTCCAATAATGTTGAATAAAATTTTTTATCTTTGCCGGTTGCATTCTGCAGCTCATCTAAAATATAAACTTCTGCTAGTTTTAAAAAAGCTTTCTTGTATAAATTCTCAAGTTGAGATACCAATTCTTTATTAACTGGAATTGTTCTCGCTTCGTTGATTTTGTTTGATAATTTTATTATCATATATTTGTAAGATCTTGCGAAATTCTTGTTAGTCTTTGGCTTAAATCTTCAAGTTGTCTTCTATCCATATTATCTTGATAAGAGATCGATCTTATAACACGGTCTAGTTCGCCAACTAGTTCTTGAACCTTGCGAACAGACATTTGTTTATCCATGCTTGGATTTCCACCGGTTGTTGGTGTGACTTCATCAACTGGGTTCATCATCATTTCTTCTAATTCTTCTTTGATGATCTTCTTTAAAGTATCTTTTGTTATTTTCATTCTATATCTCCTACAAACTAATAATAGCTATTATAAATAGCTAAATGCTTAAATCCCGGAAAATTTTCCCAGGAAATTTTTTCATGGCCCGATTTTTATAGATGTTTTATATTTTTCCGAAATCTTGACCGATAATATAACGCAATGCGAAAAGTCAAAAATCTCAGAAATTTTCCCGGTGTGTCGCGGGTGCACTTAGTGCACACTACCCCTCCACCCCTGTCAAGGGGACATAGATTCCGGGGATAGGGGATCCCGTGATCCCCGTCACAATGCGCAGTTGATCAATCGTTCCAATGTGCGATCGCACAATCAATCACACGACAAGGCCAATCGCGATCGGCTGTAGGATAAATGCCAGCGTCACGAAAGCGTTCAACCTGAAACGCAGCATAAAGAAGAGACACGATCGGCTGCTGACTGAACGGACCGCGAAGATAGAAGAAGTTTTGCATTGTGTATCCTTTCACGCTTCGCCAGCGGGAACATACTCGTGGATCTCTTCAAGCAGATCAACCATAGCGTTCATCGTCTGACTGACAACGGGCAGATCGGCTTCCGCGTGTGCGATGCGATAGCGTTCGCGAGCGATTGCAAAAGCGTGCATCGCGATCGTGTTGCCGATCATGTTCTTGAGTTGCTGACGACGGGCGAGGCGAGCGGTGTTGTCCATGCGATCACTGTATCCCGATCGCAGAGAGAACACAAGCAAGAGAACATAAAGTTGTGATGCAGGTCACACTTGCAAGTATCATGCCAAGGGGCCAAAGCCGGTTCGGAACCCTTGGCACGGTTTGTGCAAGGGTTCCGATTGTGTTTAGTAGTCCCAGTCAACCGATCGCAAGTTGCGAGCGTTGTCAAGCGTCAATCCACGCTGATACATGCTCCACGTCACATCCCCGTCAAAGTCGTTTTCGGCCTTGACGTCATCGTTGATCTGCGCTTGTTCGCTGCGACGGATCGCACGGTTCCAAGCCGCCTTAGCGTTGCGACGGAGTGACGGCGTGCCGTTGCACATCGGGCACATGCACGACTGATAGCCCTTGCGAGCGTTCTTGTATGATGCGAGGGTGCGAGCGGTGTTCATGGTTTGATCCTTAGCAGAGAGATCGTGAGGTGTCAATCGTTGAAGTCGGCGGTGCTGTAGTTTTCCCAGATCAGGTGCTCCAACGCCGCGTCGTGTTCGTTGTTCTGTTGGTGGTTCCAGATCTGGAACGCATAGGTGTCGAAGTATTCTTCATGATCACCCGTCGTTTCATCATCGGAGAAAACCGAAAAGTCAAGGTCGGAAACGTGCATACGCGCAGCGACAGCGTTATCACGCCGCAAACCGACAAGGAAGTTAGCGGGAGGAAGGACAGCGCCGGGCTTGGTGTTGTTGTTCATGCGATCAACGTAGCGGCTCCCGTTCATACCGTCAAGCGGTGTTGTTGTGTTGTTGTGATAGCGGTCACAATGGCGGCGCACATTAGCAGATCCGTTCTGGGGTGTCAATCTTTCTTTGTCCCTTGCAAGGATCGTGCCAACCCCGCCGAACCGGTTCGGAACCCTTGGCATGGTTCTTGCTTCTATGATACAGATCACACAAACCGGCTTGACAAAACAAAACCCGCCATCTAGGCGGGGTCTGCTCTTATTCCATTATGTGACAGCGATCACGGACGCTTGCTGGGACACTTGACAGCGACAAGACCGAGGCCAGCGGGCACCGTTGCCTGAGTTGCGAGACGACCGATCCACGCACCTTGCTTTGTCAAGCGAATGTTGCGATTGCTTCCCGTCACAAGACGACGAGCACGCAACGCCGTCAACGACGTATTGCAGGCAGCGGGACCATGAAGGAAACGCAGCGTGTCAAGATCAACCGGCGAACCGAGCGAGGTCATCTCTGCGATGTGAGCGATCATGGCCGTCTGGCGAGCACCGATCGTGGTCGTGGATCCGTAGTTCTGTGCAGCGAGGGTCTTGTAGTTGTTCGCCATTGTCTCTTTCTCCGTTGTTCTCTGCGTTGCGTTATGTGACGGAGGGCTAACCCGTCTTACTTACCGGCCCTCATGCGTACAGTGTACACGGTGATCGCTTGACTGTCAACGCTGGCGCACTCGCAGATCACTTTCGCTTGTGTGCAGAATCACAACGATCCGGCTTGCCTTGCTGGAATGTCTTTGCTAATGTCTGCAACTTTTTTCTTTCTATCCCGCCTTGCAAGTTTCGTGCCAGCGTACACAAACCGGTTCGGGCGGCTTGGCATGGTTCTTGCACCGTACCTGCAAACCGGGGGCGAACACTATCAGGGAGATCACGGCCTGTCAACGGGCAAAGAGGTGATCCCGGTACAGTAGAAAGTGATCGGGCATGGGCGCAACGCTTGACGGCAGAGCGATCACCCGCTATAATGGTGAGGTCGGAAGGGTTCGCGGTTGCCACCGACGCTAACTAAACCGCTTGTCGGAGTCTGATCATGTCGCAGAATGTTGCCCCCGTTCGTAAGGTTCGCGTCACCAGCCAGCAGGTTGCCTTCCTTGCTCTCACGGAAGGTGCGGATGCCGTTGCAACGCTTCACGCGAAGCCGGGTTGTGAGATTGCACCCGCTACGTTTGACGCTGCCGTTGATCTCCTCGCGGGTCAGCCGCAGGTGCGTGAGGCTCTGGAAGCCTTGCGTTCGGATCTGTTCGGTGAGGGTGGTTCGGGTGAGCGTGGCCGTCCGGCTGCAAAGGTCGGTGAGTCTCGCGGTTACAAGGTACAGCAGGTCGGTGACAGCGATCCGTTCATCCGTCTGCCCGTCTCGCTCCTTGGTCTTTCCAAGGGTGGAACCGCTACCGTCCTCTTTGACAACGGTGTGATCCGCGTCAAGGGTTGACCTATCGACAAGGGTTTGCGGTCATCCTCCGAAACCGCGTGTCCTCTTGCAAGCCCTCCGTCAAGGGGGGTTTTTGTTTTTCTTTTTTTCTGTCCGTGATCTGAATCACAGGAGCAAGAACCGTGCCAACCCCGCCGAGCCGGTTCGGATCCGCTGGCATAGTTTATGCTATGCCAGCCTTTCTATATCTTATATTTTATTTCTTGACTGGCATGTTTGTTGCAACCAATCCGAGACCCTTTGCGATACTGCTACGATCAACCATCATGGCAACGTCAAAGCCTCTTGCGGTTACTTCATAACAACGACCGCGACCACCTGCACGCTTGATAAGTTTACGACCGAGCAAAACCATGATCACGCTTTCAATAGTGCTGGCAGGATGGTGATTTTTCAGACTTTGCACACTACAGTTTGTGCCGTTCTTGTTAGCAATAAAAATATCATAAATGACAGAAACCTGTCGGGGACCAATTGTGCTAGTTGAACCGTAGTTTTGCTTTGCATACTGATCGGCTTTCTTGTTACGACGGCGCTGGACCTGTGCGTTCGTGGTACCCATTTTCTCTTGCCTTTTCTTGGGGTTGCGGTTTCTGCCTGCCAAGAGACTATACCGGGTGAACGCTCGCCGGTCAAGGGTCACGTCTGGGGGCGGGGAAATAATTCGTAGCCGTTTTCATCGTTTTAATTGGTGGTGGGTGTGATGGGAGTCACAAAAGATAAAACCTTGCAAAATTGATGCCAACCCCGCCGAGCCGGTCTGGGCACCTTGGCATGGTTTATGCAAGAGAGATCAATGTGACCTAGCACACACTGATCGTACCGCAACGCTTGACGGGTGATCGGATCGCTGCTACACTAACCCCATGACGATCACTCACCTCTCGCTGGCGGAAATGGCAAACATGAACGATGACGCTTGGGTTTGGAAGGACGACATGATGGTGTGGCCGGAGACGGAACACCCGATTGCTGAAGCCTTCGCTGAAACCAACAGCGACGATTGCAGCGACGATTGATCGCTATAACATAGCCCGCAAGGGACAGCAATAGCAATAACCATACACAAGCCCCGATTACAGGGGCTTTTTCTTTTTGTGGTCATTAACTATCAACCATGCAAGAAGCATGCCAAGCTTTCCGAACCGATCGGTGCCCGTTGGCACGTTCTATGCATACAGTATAGCGATCGCTGATCCGGAGTTGACAGATCAGATCGGGCAAGATAGAAAAGAACATCAACCGCAACCGCAACCCGAACAGCGAGAGAAAAATGCTGATGTGTGTCAAGACGCTTGTTGAAGGCAAGTCATTTCAGGAAATCCGAAATAGCAAAGAGTGGCTGACAACAAGCGAGACTTTTCATTATATTCTTGAACATTCGCTGGCTGCATCGCGTTCTTTGCGAGCGGGATGGTATCGCCATACATATATGGATGATGTGATCGAAGAAGAAAAAAAGCAACTCAAGAATGGATGCATCACAACCGGCTGGAAGGTTCCTTATACTGATATCTATGGAGCTATTGATCACGTTACAGTGAAAGACAATGCTGGAAATAATGTAAAGTTTTATAACATTGGATCGATCCTCCAATTTATTCAGTATCAAGACCAGATGTTGAAGAATTACGAAGAAGAAGTAGAAAGAATCCGAATACGTGGTTCCTTCTATGATCCTGAATGGTTTAGCTGAATAGAAAGGTAAGGCATAGCAAAAACTATGCCAGCCTTTCCGAACCGGTCGGCGCCCGTTGGCACGCTTTTTGCATGACCTGGACTTTATGATTCCCGTCACAGTGTGAGGTAGATCACAAGGGGCCGGCATACTAGCAGATCACTACACGCGCGTCAACACCTGATCCGTGTGACCCTGCACACAAAGAAAAGTGATCTCCCACGGGCAACACGCTTGCGCTTTCTAGCGATCGGTGTAGAATGTCTCTCGTCGGATGGATCGCGGTCGCGCCGACACCTAAACTAGACCGCTTGCAAAGAGAACAGAACCATGACCACCAACACCAACAACGCTCGCAAGGTTCGTATCACGTCGCAGCAGGTCGCGTTTCTCGCGTTGACCGAAGGTGTCGGAGCGGTTGAAACGCTCCACGGCAAGCCCGGTTGTGAGATCGCACCCGCTACCTTTGCGGCTGCGGTTGATCTGCTCGCAACGCAGCCCGAAACGGCTATGGCTCTTGCGGCCCTTGCCGACAGTCTGCACCCGGAGTCGTCCGGGGAGCGTGGTCGTCCCGCTGCCAAGGTCGGAGACGTCCGTAGCTACAAGGTGCAACAGGTCGGCGATTCCGATCCGTTTATCCGTCTGCCGGTTTCCTTGCTCGGTCTGACAAAGGGTGCTGTTGCAACCGTGTTCTTTGACAACGGTGTGATCCGCGTCAAGGCTTGATCGCCTCGACGGTTGACAGCCGCTAGCCCCCCGGTTACAATAGGGGGCACCTAGCGGATCGGGAACGACATAAACAGTCTCCGAATCCGACGTCTGCGAAAGCGCGGACGATAAAACCCGGTTCGTTGCCACCGGTTCAAGTTTTGGCAACAGTGCAGGGAGTGGGCTTTATGCTTATTCTATACGGTTTAGGGGCGGCTCGGAGCGAGCATCCCCCTATGCGCTTCAGGGTCAGTCGCATAGGATGAAACGAACCGGGGTTGATCCCCGGTTTTATTTTGTCAAGTGGGGTTGTGTGACCGTGATCCCGGTCTGCCCCCTTGCAAGGATCGTGCCAACCCCGCCGAACCGGCTTTGTTCCCGTTGGCATACTCTTTGCATGCTCTCTCTTTTGTGCTATACTGTAGCAGGAACCATGCCAACCCTTGACAAACCGGCTCGGCCCCGCTGGCACGATTTTTGCAAGCGTTTTTTTTGCGATCACCGTGACCGGGATCACACGGATCGGCCTTGCCAAGCGCGCGCGGTGTGCTAATCTGGCCGATCGTGCCGTGATCGGGGGTGTGACCGGCATCACAGCGCCAATGCGATCATCTATACAATGTATAGTGATCACGCTATCATCATTTACTGTATGGTGTAGGCTGGAGTTATCTTTTATAACTCTCTACATTATACTCTATACTTGCTCTATCTATTCTCTATACTGTATAGAGTGTATAGATGCAGCATAACGTGCCCGGTTTACTGTATACCGGACGATTAATCATGCCGATCCCCCAGTGTATACCAACCGGCAGAACATGTCAAGTGGTTTGTATACGCGCGAATGATCTTGATCTACTGTAGCCGGTGTGTTATAGTGGATGACGGGGAGATCGGTGTATTGTAGAAACTCCGTGGAGTTTAAAAAATACAATATATTGTAGGCTTTTTTGCAATTTGTGTGCTATATATACTATATATTGTGTATGTGGGGCTTAAAGCCCTCACCACACACACCCAACAATCTTATATTTCTTTACAAGTTTAAACTATATCTCAACTTATAGGTATAGTTCAATACTTCCAAGAATACCGCACACTGTCTTTTTGAATCAAAATTTAAGGTTGTTTTTGATTCAATTTTGGATCAAAAATTATCCATGGTTATTTGATTCAAATTTATTGATTCAAGTTCTCTCTATATGCTCTCTACATTATACTCTATATCTCTCTCTATATGTTTTCTTTATATTGTTTGATTCTGATATATTGGTTCTATATGTGTTATTGAAAAAAATTTGGGCCGATCTTTTTTGCTCTATATATTCTCTACATCTTTCTCTAATTTTATTCTTTATTTGATTCAAAAATTTTTAGGGGGGAGGGTCAACTACTTATTAATCTTTATTTACTGGATAGTGTAGTATTGAACCAAACTCTATTAATACTTTTATTCTTTCTTCTCCGACATATTCTGTGTAGTATCTCTTGAACTGTGTACTATAGAACTCTATCTCATAGTACGGTACATTGTTATAGTCTAACCAGTATCCTGTTATGGTTGACAGTTCTTCTGTTGTTTTCCACAGTATTAGATCACCTATATTGAACCGCATCTAACATATAACTATATCCTTATATCTTATAGTTTCTGTTTTATATCGCTTTCATGAACGTAATATTTATTTCCTTCTATTCCCGCGATCATTACTTCATAGCCATAGTCATCTTGTTCTTTAGTTGTTACTATATCAGTTATTATTCCTATTCTTGTTCCGAATACAACTGATTTATAACAACTATAACATCCAAGTTGTATTACATCTCCTACATTGTATTTCATGTATTAACCTTTATTACTTCTATTCCCGCCCAAGAATCAAACTCGTAATCATATGAGTTTAATACTAATCCTTGTGGTTCACTACTTGACATATATGATACATAATCATATTCAATCTTTGTATTTCCAATAGCAATTCCTGTTATCTTGTTTACTTCAAGTATTGTTAATGTTCTTTTGAATTTCTTATCAATAATGATATCACCTGGATTTAGTTTCATGTTGACTCCTTTACTGGAATATATTTCATTCTATTTGTTCTTATCTTCTTTTCCAAATATCCTTTTCCATATTCCCAACTATATTGGGTTCCATCATTATTCCTTGTCCAAATAATTCTTATCATCTTTTTCTCTTGATAATCATCCCATGTATCAATTACTAATCCAACAAGTTGAGTGTTGTATATATCTTCTATTATCATATCACCTGTTTTGAAGTTATAATCTTTCAATCTATTTTCCTCAATATTGATTTATCATCTAACCAAGCAGGATTAGTGTTTCCTTGAATTAGAATACGATATAAAGGTGGGTAGTATTCTTCTTTATCATCTACCTCAAAAATAACACCATATCTATTATCCCACATGCTATTCATTTGGACAACATCACCGATATTGTATTTGATTCCGATGTTGTATTTCATTCTACTTTCCCCAGTATTGCCCACTTGTCTAACCAAAGAGGATTAGTATTTCCTTGAACAACAATACGATATACAGGTGGAAAGTCATCTCCGGGATCATCAATATGGATGATAATGCCATATCTCTTATTCCAAGTACTATTCATTTGTACCACATCGCCGATATTGTATTTCATTCAAACTTCCTTTTGTTCATTGGCTTGCAATATTCTTAATTCTAAATTATATTCAGTATCCCAAAATGTTTTTGATTGCATTCCTTGAATGATATATCCATATGCTGGAGTTCCTATAATAAGATTCTGGATTGTTATGACAGCATATTTTATTTCATTATGAAACTTTATCTTTATTATATCTCCAATATCGTATTTATATTTCATTCAAGCTTCCTTATATAAGGTTCACCAAACCATATTGGATTCTCTGGTATGCCACAAACAACCAGTTTATATTCATTATAACCCGCTCTGCTGGTTGGATGTTCTCTTTCTATGATAATGGCTACTCTATTAGTATATTCTCCATTATGTTCTCCTGGAATACCTGTTATAACCATATCACCAATTTTATATTTGTATCTCATATGTGTCATTACTTCACCACAGGATAATGTATTGCCATTCTATCTCCAACAAGAGGATATAACATGTGATCAAGAAGGTCTTTTGTATAACTTTCTTTTAATGTTTTCTTTCCTTCTATCTCATAGCTTTCAACCATATAATGGAGAGAACCATCGTATTCTCTGTATATCTTTGTTATGGTTGATATTGGAGTATATGGTTCACCAAATGGATGTAGCCATTCGATAATGTCTCCTATATTATATTCTACTTGACGATTGGGTAATGCTTCCATAGTTTTTCTTGTATTAGCTTATCTGAATCTTTTCTCTTCCAAGTTAGTTCAACAGGTGGATTGCTATTCAAATACAGTATGACTTTTATGCTATATGTGTTTTGAGATATAACGATCATTCTTGATTCGCTTGATATCTCTATTATTAAATCGCCTATACTGTATTTCATTTCTTTACTTTCCCACGGGATGATGCCTTGCGTTATTTCTTTCTATCCATCTATCAATCTCAACACAAGTATAAGCTTCTTCGCGTTCATAGTCAAACCATTTTATGGTAACTACATGTCCTTTTATTATATGTTCTGTTACATTTGTAATATAACCTGTTCTCCAATCTGATTCGTATTTGAAACAGGTTTCGATAATGATATCGCCAACATTATATTTCATTTGATTACTGGAAGATGTTTGTTTGAATTATAAAGAACGAGCATTTTATCTATATTTTCTTCAGATAACATGTTTTTATATTTAACTCTTTCGCTATGATAAAATTGCCATTCTATTTCATATACATGTTGTCCTGATAGGTCTATTTTAGCGTTTACTATTAGTCCAATTCTATCTCGGCTTGCAATCAGATCGCCAACATTATATTTCATTGTACTTTCTCTATATGTAGTAATGCATCATTTTCATTCAAGGTTTCACAATCTACTGTTCTTCCACCAAATCTTTGTGGAACTTGATATTTGAATGTATACCAGTTCATTCCTAAACTATCTGTATATACTTGGTTAACATAAGCATATATCTGGTATCCTTGTCTCTTTACCACAACAATATCACCAAGATTATATTTCATTTGACCACCGGATAATGTTTAAAACAACTTATACGTGCCGCATTATCTAACTCTTCTTCTGTCACGTATTTATCTCTTTCATTATAAAGATACCTCAACCAATAATAGGTTATCTTACTATTTGGTTCGTACTCAATACGATAGATATAAGAAACAATATCATCACTACCAAAACTATCTACGAACATATCTCCGATATTATATTTACCATTCCATTCTTCAAAGTCATCAATATCCATATTCATTCACTTTGTAATTCTAATAAGATTCAGATATTGTCTATTTGTTTCAAATGTTTGCTTTAACGCTTCTCTTGTTAATGGAACCACTTTATTAGTATCAGTTGGTTTATCATAATATTCAAGATAGATAAGTTTTTTATCTTTCTTTACAACAGTAAATACAATATTATCTTTTGTTTGAAGTATAATATCACCTATATTGATTATTAGATTGAATTTCATTATGTCACCGGATAATATTCAACGAAGTGCATTGAGATCCATCTATCAATTACTTGTTCGTGTTCATATATGTAATAAAGAGAATTTATATCTTTTCTAAAATATTCTATTTTATAGAAATATTCACTATTTCTTCTACGATCAAAAGCAGTTATTGTATAAACTACTTTACTTTCTTCGCCTAATGGAAAAGAGGGGATCGTAACAAAAATATCTCCTATTCTATATTTGTTATTCATCCTAACTTTTTTATTATCTCCGATTCAAATAACCATAGTGGCTGTTGTGGCATACCTTGGATTAATATGTGATATTCTACTCTTGTATATCTTTCTTCGCTATCACTAAAGTCGGTACTTATCTGAAAGACATCAAGTATTACGCCAATACCTCTTATACCGGCATAATCTAACTCAACAACATCTCCTATTTTATATTTCGGAACATTAGCCACTAATAGTATTTAGTTATTTTGGTACCGCAATGTAATAATTTGGATTACCTTTTCCTGCTCCTTCTTTTTTTGACAACCACATATCAATAGTTCCTTGTGGTGCCATTACTGTTTCTCTTTCTCCATCTCTATACTGCCAAAATATAGTATACATATATGTACGGTGATATTTCTTTGAAGAGATTATAACACCGATTTTTGCAACACCCGGTATCACAATCATATCGCCAACATTATACTTGCGCTGGATAGTATTTATATCTTCCTGCATCTATATCCACCGTTAATTTTATATCAACAATAGCGTAAGGCAATACATCTAAATTATCTTCTCTCTTTGTTGCCATTAGATAGATTGCATTATTTCCGTTCATGTTCGTGGTAATATGATGTACCAAGGCAACCGTGCCCTGTTCTGATACTAACAAATCACCTATACGGAAATCATATGCTTTCAATCATTCTCTTACCTTACTGATCCTTGTAATTTCATAATGAGACCAATACTTCTTGTGCCAAGCATTCATCTTATCATCATGCCAAAGAACTCTATAGAATGTACTATATTCTTTTTCCTTTACTTCGGTAATAACACCATAAATCTTGCTGACAGGATCAGCAACAAGATCACCAATAGAATAAACAAAATAACTCATTTTACCACCGGATAATATTCTTCAACGTCAGTATGCCAAACGATTCTATTTTTTACAAGAGGATGTGCGTTCTCAAACATAACAAAAAAACTTACATCTTTTTCATTTAATGTACTTTTAAACATTAATTCTGTAATGACACCAACTCTTTTTATATCATCCTTCCAAAGAATTTGTTTTAGTACAACTAAATCTCCAACTTTGTAATCTGGAATATTCATAGCGTATATTTACAACATCCATTTCTACAAGTTAATGTTTCTTTCTTTTCTGCTTCGGGAGTATGAGTTAATACTGTACTCCAGGAAGTTTTCTGTTCCAATAAATATTGTCTAACAAGTTGTTTGTTGAATTCTATCTGATCTCGGAGAGGACCAACTGCCACTTTTATATATGTATGGTACATATAGTATCCTATCATTATAATAAGTAGAGTTATGGAGAACACTTATTAACTATTTCTCATAATACTGGAATGATATAAGAAAATTCCATATCTTTGATACTTTGTTTTGTTTCTTCGGTTGAACTAATATTATCAGGTGATTTGAACCAGATGATACTATATTTCGTAAGTCCTTTTACTTTATGAATGTCACGAACATATCCTATATCTTCACCACCATAACACTCCGAACTATCTTTTTGAAACCAAATCAAATCTCCGACTTTTAGTTCTTTATTATATTCTTTTGTGTTAAACATATTCAGTCAAGAGTATCAAGTTCAGGGGTTTCAATCTCATAACGATTACCAATATCATCAATAACAAGACAAAGGTTTCCGCAACTTGAAACATCCTTCACAACACCAAACTGCATCTTACGGATATAGTGAACTGTCTTTCCCAACTTCACTTTCTCAAGAACATTCCAAGAAACACGCTTATTCAGAAGATAACTCATCAGCATTTTCATTCTCCTTTATTGTTTTTGTTAGTTTTCTGCGTTTTGCCGCTTCACTCATTTTCTTTTTTGATTCTTCGCTAACTACTCTACCTTTTTTTGCTTCACTCATTTTCTTTCTTGATTCTTCGCTGTGTTTTCTACCTTTTTTTGCTTCACTTATTTTCTTTCTTGTTTCTTCGCTCTGATTCTTTTTTATTTCACTTATTTTTTTCCTTGTTTCTTCTGTTCGTTTTTGACCTTTATGTAATTCGCTCAATTTCCGTCTTGTTTCTTCACTAACTAATCTGCGTTTATTTGCTTCGCCTATTTTTCTTTTTGCTTCTTCGCTGTATTTCTTACCTTTATTGCTTTCACTTATTTTCTTTCTTGTTTCTTCTGTATGCTTTCTTCCTTTTTGGGATTCACTCATTTTTCTTTTTACTTCTTCACTACGTTTTCTGCCGGTATTGGCTTCTCTTATTTTGTTTTTACTTTCTTCACCGAGTATCCTACCTTTACCCGCTTCACTCCTTTTCTGTCTTGTTTCTTCACTGAATATTCTGCCTTTATTGGCTTCGCTTATTTTCTGTCTTGCTTCTTCACTATGTTTCATTCCAAGTGGAGAACCAGCAACTTTATACACATTATAACCACGCTCCTCTTCATAGGACTTATAATAGTCCAAATACACTTGTTCGTAGGATAAAAGATGAAGCGGGTTTTGAACCTCTTCTATTATCTCAAACTTGAAGTTTTGTTCTCCGTATTTATCCCAGGCATATTGTAAATGCTTGGAATGATGTTTTCCTTTATTTAGAGATTGTTTGTGTATTCGCCATCGCCTATCAATATTAACTGCCGAACCTACATAAACCTTATTATTTGCTATATTTTTTATTAGATATATACCACTTTTCATATAAATCTCCCTTATATGAGTAAGTAGTACAAGAAACGAACAACATTCCAAGAAACACGTTTATTGCTTAGTAATAGAAATTTGGTTCTTTATGCCTTATTATCAGTCAGTTTGCGGATAAAGTCAAGAACAAGTTTCTTAATCATTTGTTTTCCAAGAAAGAGTAGAGAAAGAAAATGAAATTCACGATAAACAGAATAACAATCACTATCTCTCCTTTTCCCAGAAAACACTAATAGCCCCGATGTTACGGGGCTACATAGTGGATAGTTTATATTCTAGTGGACTGGAATATTCTTATTCATCTTACGATAAAGAACGCAATAAGCATCCAAATAACTATTCCACTTTGTAGCATCATCAACCAACTGTTCATTAGTGGAATTTTCATCCTCTTGGAGTTTCAAGAATGTTTCACGCATAAGAGAACATTCCATTGCATTGACAAGAGTAATGATGGTATTGAAAGGATCTTTATTCATATATTATCTCCTGTTATTCAGAGAACATCACCGTACATCTTTTCTGCTTCATCAAGAGACATAACCACACTTGTTTCATCGTCAAATACAATACGAACCATCATACCTGGAATAATATAAAAACGGTTGGGCTTCTTCATATATTATCTCCTATATGTTTTCAGAAGTTATTGATAAAGAAATAGTATTCTTTTTCAGATAGTTTCTTGAAAGTGATCCCATTAATAGTAATATCATAACTTCCATCACGATTAAAAAACATACAACATTTAGTATTCTTATTCGTGATGAAAACGCAGTTCACTTATTATCTCCTGATTAGGGTTAGAGTTTAGATGATATACTAACTAATCACTTGGAAAGATGAATGACGTGAGCAACAACATAGTGATTGCCGATGTTGAGATCACAAAGATTATTCATGATCAGGTTCTTCATCTTTTCCATTCCCGCAAAGTTATTGGCACGACGGGCATGGTGATACAGCTTACCAAGAGACAGAATAGCGTTCTTATCCTTATTATCCAGATTATCGAAAGAAGCAACCGTGGCGTTCACATTACCCTTTGCAGCAAGGACAGCTTCACGTTCAGCAATATGCTTATCGGTTTCTTCCTTCGCATCCTTTTCTGCCTTCTTACGAGCAGCAACGGTCGTAAGAGCAGCCATAAAGTAATTCATATTCTCCTTCATGGCCTTCAGCGTATCATAATCCATCGAATCGAGATCGTCAACCGAAACACAAGCAAGAGTTTCAACCGCATCATTCATCATATTGTTGTTCTCATTGTTATTGTTGACATTCATCATAACTTACTCACTTTGTATCGGGTGATCTGTCGCGGGTTCCCGCTATTGTAGCACAACGGAAGGAAAAGAGCAAGCCGAAACTGGTTGCTTAGTTTCTTGTGTATCATTTTGAGGCAAAGACTTTTCTTTTTTAGTTTTTACTACTGGAAGATGTTTCCAACTTTCAAGATGGAAATAATCGTTGTTATATTTCTTGTTGAAATAATAGAAAATGTCTCTGAAAAACCATTTCTCTATTTTTCCTGTATCAGCCCACATAATTTTAATAAGCTGATCGTATTTTCCAGTCCACCTAATTTTTGTTGTTCTTTTAGATATAATAATACCAGCACGCTTTTTATTGCTATATCCCCATCCGCTTTTGTTCTTACAACGACCAACAATCATATCACCGGGCTTTATATCTCGGGGATACACAAACTTCGGATCACATAACCCAGATTCATATTTATAATCTAATCGTTCTACAAGATCATCAAGTTCATCTTGTGAATGAGTAAGAAGTTTTCCAGAACGAGTTTGTACATAATAAAACTTGTCCTTTCGCTTTCCTTCTTCTCCAACAACAATATAAGCACGATTGTTCTTGATAAATGTATCACCGAAATTGTACTTTGACATAATAATCCTTTATTTTACGATTGGGAAATAGGTAATTGAACCATGTTTAAGAAAATCTTTAATTTCATATTCTTTATAATGTCCGGAACTACCATTTGTCCATTCAATAAGGTATGGGTATGATAGTTTATCGTTAAACTTTATAATCATTCCTGTATGTTTTGGTTGACTTGGAAAACTTGATAAGAACAAATCACCAACTTGAAAATTATATTTCATTGTATTATTTTACCGGATGATGAACCCAACGATGCCTTTTGTCTTTTTCAGTAAAACGATCTTCAATGTTTATAATCCAATCTCTCTTTTCTGAACCATTAAAAAATTTGTATGTGATACTCTCATGACGCCTACCAATTTCTAAATCAGGTTCATGTAATGCTGTAACATATACAGGCACACTATGTTTCTTTTTGTTATAAAAGTTTATGATTATGAGATCACCAACATTAAATTTCATATCATTCCTTTACGGGATGGAAAGAATAAGTTTTATAATCAATAAACAAATCTAAATGAGAAGCGGTATAAGACTTATTACTACATCTATCTTCTTCTTTGTCAATAACATTACACAGAAAAAGATGCTCTGTGATTTTCTCAATAATAGTAATAATTCCACGACTATCACTAACAAGAATATCACCGATTTTATAAACTCTCATTATTTCACCACAGGATAATGAATGAAATGTCCTTTGTCAACATATCTCTTTATCTCACTCTCGGACCAAACATCATCTTTTATTTCTGGAAGTATATGAAATTCATAATAAATTGGTTCTAAACCATCTACAAATACATCTGTTATAAGAAATGTCCTTTTTTGAGCACCACGAATATCTACAAATAAATCACCTATACTATATTGCATTATTTACCTACTGGATGATGATACCAAGAACATCTATCAAGATGAGTTTTTACTTCAAATTCAGAATATCCAACTTGCCGTGGTGATTTTAAATCAGTACGATGAAACCAACAAATCATATATTCATTAGTTTTAATTTCACAACTTCTTATCTCACATAAAATACCTCTTGAAAAATCGTTTCCATGATGAACCAAAAACATATCACCAACACGATATTTAGTTTTCATTATACCACCACAGAATAATAAGTCCAACCATATTCTTCTGAAAAACGATACTTTATTTCATCCGGAGTATATGAATATGTACGACTTTGACCATCCTTGTTCCCAAATGTTATTTTGTATCTTAAACCATTTGATTCATATTCTTCGGTAATAACTCCTATTGAAGTCATAGAAGAACTATAAGCAACTTTTGAAACAAATATATCACCAACACGATATTTCACTCTACTTCACCACAGGATAATAAGTCCAACCGGTATTTTTTTGTACCATAGCTTCTAGTGATAATGAAGAATAAGTATAATCATACTCTTTTTTGGTTGGTTCCAAATAATGGACCTTATATCTCAAACCCAAAACATCGTCTATACACTCTACAATATACATCATACAACCGGTAAAACTGACAAACATATCACCAACACGATATTTGGTTTTCATTCTACTTCACCACAGGAACATGTTTCCAACCACTAAATCTAATATTATCTTTTAGACGAAGTGTATTCATATATATTGGATTATAACGATCGCGATCTTTGTTGAAATATGACAATTCAAATTCATATTGAGAACCTTTTCTATATTGAACTATCTTTATAATATAACAATGTGCTTCTCCTTCTTTATTCAAAAACAAATCACCAACAGAGAAATCTTTTGTTGATGTAAATTCTTGACTATATGCCGTCATGTGTCACTCCACAATATTCAGATACTTCTTTGCAACATTACTTGCCTTATTCTTTGCAGCACCGTGAGCAGTAAAACCAATCACATACTTACGATCACGGCGAGAACAAAGAGCACCATTCACACCACCACAATTAGAGCAGTTGGTCTTTTCGTTATACTCAGCAGGACAGCGAACAATCTTATTACCTGCCGGTGTTTCGGTGTGCTTCCAATCATTCGGCATATCAGAAGGCATGATCGTAACAACCGGAGCAATATTCAGAGTAAGGTATTCATCTGCTTGTGCTGCATTATTGCTGGAAAGGTTGATCGTGAAACCATTATCATTAGCATACATGATGCCGATGTTGTTTTCAAGAATGGTTGGATCCTTATGGGTATAAGCATAACCACGCTTTCCCGTATTAGCATCAACCAACTTCTTCAGCATTTCAAGATTAATATTTTCCTTGCTTCCCGGAAGATCACCGGCAACACCATAACGCCAAAGTTGGTTCGGCTTGATATTCTTGATCTCTTTAATCAAGGCAGCAAAAGAAATACCATTATCATTCACACGATCCCAGTGCATACGAACAAGACCACCGCGAGCATAACAACCACCATTATACAGATGACAGGAAGGCGGACAAGAGTTACGGGATACAATAACGGTGGGAATAGGGCCAGTCTTTTCATTCTTAGAAACGCGAGTAAAACCAAACTTCATCATAACAAACTCCGATATTGGATTGTTGATTGGTGTGTTGTTTATCAGTTGGCACTAATGATCTGTGCCCGACTTCTCACATTATAGCATACAAAATGAAACCGGGCAAGCAAAAACGGATGCCGGGTTTTGTTATATATTAAAGTTAAAATGTGTTTATGGTGAAACTATTGGTTTTGCTCTGAGTTTTTCAAGATTTATAATAACTGCCTGTTTTGCTTCTTCCTCTGTATCATAATAACCTATCTCTTTTCTCCATATTATCACTCTATATTTTTTCTTGTCTTTATTAAAACTATAATATTTATATTTTTTGGAATTTCTATTTGCTTCACTCATTTTCTTTTTTGTTTCTTCGCTCATATTCCTTGCTGCTTCACTCATTTTCTTTTTTGTTTCTTCACTGTGTTTTATACCAGTTTTTGCTTCGCTGATTTTTCTTTTGTGTTCTTCACTGTGTTTTATACCAGTTTTTGCTTGGCTCATTTTCTTTTTTGTTTCTTCGCTGCGTTTTATACCATATGGAGAACCAGCAGTTTTATATATGTTATAACCTTTTTCATCTTCATACGACTTATAGTAATCTAAATAAACTTGTTCGTATGATATAAGATGATCTGCGTTTAATACTTGTTCTATTATTTCAAATATGAAACTTTGTTCTCCATATATATTCCATGCTGATTGTAGGTGCTTGGAATGATGTTTTCCTTCTTTTAAGAGTTTTTTATGTTGCGACCATCGTTTAGGAATGTTGATTGCCGAACCTATATAAACTTTATTATTTGTTATGTTTTTTATTAGATATATACCACTTTTCATATTTGATTGTCCCTATATGAATAAGTAGTACGCCATTTTACTTACTAACGCGTGATCTAACCTTGCCAGCCCCTATCATAGCACACAAAAGGGAAAAGGGCAAGAGGTTATAGATAGATTATTGAATTAAGTTTTTACTGAAATATGTTTCCAAAGACTATTTCCAGTAAATAAAATATACATAGTTCGTGATGAATATTCATTTACATATGTTCTTTCTTCCAAAACAGTAAATATTTTATACCAAATATCGCCTTCGTTGTTGTATTCATCGTAAATAAACATAATCTTATTCTTGTTTATCAATAAGTCTCCAATATTATATTTCATGTTTATTTCTTTACTGGAAAATGTTTCCATCTTGATTTCGGTTCAGTAGTATCAAGAAAATGACGAGTTAAATATGTTAAACTCAAACTATATTTTTCGCCAGTATAACAATATTGAAAAATAATACTCGGTTCATTACAACCATATTCGTCTGCTTCACGAACTTCAATAATAGTTGCCAAATACTTTTTAGAATTTTTAAGATAATGTTTTGTGATAATCAAATCACCGGCTTGAAAGTTCATAACTATTTCCTTACTGGAATGTGGATCCATCTTTGTCTTGCGGTAATAATAGGAAGAAAAAGATGGGTGAAATCTTTTAGACTCTCTCTCCATTTTTCACCAGTATCAGAATATTGATATGATATACTCATATTATCAGAATCAAACCAATCATCAGTACATTCAGGTTCATGAACTTGAATGATTATTGCTGTTCTCTTTTTACAATGTTTAAGAATATCTTTTGTGATAATCAAATCACCGGCTTGAAAGTTCATATTATACCTTGTTGAAACAATCGCAGATATTAGCGTAAGTCCATTCAGAAATACTACCAGTTTCTTGGCTGATTAAATCATAAACATAACCTTCATCATCATCTTCACGATCTTTAATGATGAAAAAGATTTTGTTTTCATTACTTTCTTCTTCTCTTTCATCCTTGGTCATAATGCTAAGATAGGCTTTTGTGATAAGAAGATCACCGATTTGGAAGTTCATGCTTTTCCTTATAAAGTTTAATACAAGGTTCTACAAGTTTTTCACTAACATTACGACTAACATATTGATCTTTGAACCAATAAATATCATAAAGTAGCTCCCCATAAAAACTTTCATCAGTTGCTTGAATATAACCTAAATGTTTTTCTGCTACAGAAAGCAACAAAGAACCAACTGGATATTTATGTGCTTTCATTACTTCACCAAAGAAATAACAGTGTTTTTCAATGCCTTGATGTTTCCAACTGTTTCTGATTTACAACTTTGTCCGAATACTCCAAAGATTGCAAGGAAAACAAAAAAGAAAAACCATCCAAAAGCACTTCTAACATTCAT